GTGACAATTAGTCTAAAGACGCAAAAAATGTTATGGGGACGCGCTGCAAATAGGTGCGCCTTCCCTGGATGTGAGTGTGAGCTTGTTATTGATGAAACAGAAACAGATGATGCGTCACTTATAGGTGAAATGTGTCATATTGTGGCTCGACAAAAAGATGGTCCACGTGGAGACTCAAGCCTGACACCAGACCAGAGAGATAAATATAATAACTTAGTGTTGATGTGTAACATGCATCATAAAATTATAGATGATCAGCCTAATTACTATACGGTTGAAAAGCTGAAAGAATATAAAAAAGCACATGAAAAAAATGTGCGTGAGAAGTTACAGCCTGGAGACTCCCAAAAACAGATTGATGATGAATTATACTCTGGTTATATAGACAAATTTGAGAATCTTGCGGGTATTTCTTATTGGAATGAGTGGACAAGTTGGCTTTTTTCTAGCGGGCAACCCCAATTGTATAAAGCAAGACGAAGCGAGTTAGATGAATTACGCACCTGGCTGTTAAATCGGATTTGGCCTAATCGTTATGATGCCGTTGAAAAAGCTTTTGAAAACTTTCGGTTAATTTTAGGTGACTTGCTGAATACTTTTGATGAGTACTCTGAGCCTTTTGGGCCTGATAGTTACATTACGGAAAAATTTTACAGAAGAGTGGGGCATGAGGATCAACAGTTGCGTCGAAAAATTGTTGATGCATACGAAGACCATTGCTGGTTAGTCGAAGACTTAGCGTTAGAACTAACTCGTGCTGCAAACTTTCTCTTTGATAGAGTGAGAGAGCATGTGTCAAAAACTTATCGGCTTGAAGAAGGGATGCTCATAGTTACGGCTGGTATGTTTGAAGACATGACCTTTAAACATTACAAAGTCCAATACAAAAATGACGAGCGGGTGTTAATTCCTTATCCAGGTTTAGAAGAGTTCAAAAATAAAGTTAGATTTAAACGAGACTTATTTTTTGGACGCCAAGTGGTTGATTAATTATCATCTAAAAATATTTCTTAAAAAACCTCATGGCTTTAAGTCATTAGGTTTTTACTAGATTGAAGTCAGACTGTATTTTAATTCTCTCTCTTGAAATGCCTCTTTACCACCTTCTAAAGAGAGGTGGGTTCACTTCGTTGGACCACTTCTGTTCTCTGATGCCAAATAACCATATACAAACGGATATTGAGCTTAATATTGAATCTGAAAAACAAAAAAAGGATTCTTAACCAAAATCAAAAGAATTAAGTCCCCCCCTCTCCCGTCACCGCATAGCCCTGCCTTGTGAGGCTATGCGTGACCTTAGAGAGACTCCACGTTCCGCTCACTCCGGGACGGAAGCCCATGAGATTCAGCTTCGCCTCTGCACGGAGCTTCGGATCACCGGGCAGCGTGACAGACAAAGTCCTTTTGCCGCGTTGGAAGGCGTCGAGTTTTGCCTCGGCAGCCTTTCGCGCGGCTTCTTTATTCGGGAAGCTATGCCGGATTCGAAACTCCGGGCTGCCCTCTCCTACGCTTTCTAGCACGTCCCGCGCCGTCTCCACATCCCGCCAGCCTGCGCTCACTTTGCGGAAGTTCACCCGTTCCGTGATGTTCACGCGCCAGCTTGTGACGTCCTGCGGCGTGACTTTAATCTCTGGCAGCGCCCGGCCTGAGGCTGTTTTCCCCTCGCCTCGCTTTACAAACACAAGGCTCCCGCCATTGGCCTTTGCCACCGCTCCCACGCTGTCCGCCACGCGCGTAAGCAGGTTCATGTCGCTTTCCGCAATCTGATCCAAGTGCGGCAGCGCAAGGCTTTTCAGGTCCTTTCCGATTGCAGGCTCAAGCCCGTGCTTTGCGGCCACGGTCTCCACCAGTTCCCGCAGCTCGCCCGGAACCCATGAACGCGTTTTCTGGTCTTGAAGCTGACTGTATGCCCGACTCTGTTCAAATGGCGCTCCTGACGCCTTGAGCACCATCTTTTCTGGCGGCCCGGAGAGCGTCACGCCGTCCACGACATAGAGGCCCATAAACTCCACCTGCTCGCCATAGCCCAGCCACACGCGCAACTCTGCCCCGGTTCTCGGCAACCGGATCTGCGGCGCGGAGTCATCCAGCTCCACGGTCAAGCTGTCCGCCTGCATCCCAGCCTCGTCGGTCAAGCTCAGCGAAATCAGCCGCTCTCGAATCACGGCCGTAATGTCATCCCCGTCCGCCACAATGCGAAACGCGGGCGCGTACTTTTCTAATCCCACAGGCTCACCCCTTCGCTTGGTTCCGGGTCCGGAAGCTCTGGCAGCTCAATCAAAACGCCAGCCTCAAAAACAGGGCCGCACTCCGAAAGCCGTGGGTTGGCTTCAAGAACCTTCTCCACAACTCCCGCAGTGCGGCCATAAAAATCAAAACACACCGCATCGAGCATATCGCCCGCCTTTGTTCGATATTGCATCACGTCTCCCCGTAATACCTCAGCTTCAAGGTGAACTCCGTTTTGCGCGCCACGCCGTCCGCAAAGAACACGCTGCCAGTCTCGCCCACGGACAAAATCACCCATAGCCCGTGGATTTTCCCAGTACCATCTACAAAAAGTAATGGTTTGCCCTGCGCGGCTTCCTGCCGCATTTTCTCGGCCTGTGCCGGGCCTCCTGAGAAAACCACGCCCGTGAGCGTCACAGCGTCCTCGCCCACACCTACAAATTGTAATGCAGCCTCGCGTCCCATTCGCTCCTGCGCGGCCCACGCGTAGGCTGTACTGCGCTCAAAGCTCTGGTACGCGGCACTATTCACCGAAAAGGCGTAGTCGCCTATTTTCATCATAATCATGCGTAATCGTAGAGCGCCCGATTCTGGGCATCCCTTTGCAGGGCTTGAAATTTCTCCAGCACCTTGTCGGCAATGGCTTCCGGGTCCTGCCCCGGCGCAGCGTGAACCGTAATCCCGCCCACATCTACCTGCACGCTCTGGCTTTTCGACGCGGTCTGCATGGGCAAAGCTGCCGTTGCAGCCTGTGCAGAAGGCGAGCTTGCCCGCGTCACGGGAGCTACTGAAAAACCTTGTCCCATCGGCTTTGGAGCGCTTTGCATGGCCGCGCCCGGAACCGCCTTTTTCGGCTCCTCCTCATCATCGCCAAAGCCAAAAAAGGTTTTCACAGCGCCCCAGACGCCGCCCGTGGAGAACGCTTTTTTCAGCCTGTCCCAGACGGAAACAAGCCGCCAGACGCCAGCACAGAGCGCCGCTACGCCGCCAATAATCCAGCCGAGAGGCGTGCTCATCATAGCAAAGCCCACGGCCTTAATTCCGGCAATGAGTCCAGGAATCGCTGCCGACGCCAAGGGCGCAATTGCCTGCCCAGCGGCAAAAAGCGACTGCCCAAATGAGAACAGGCCTACGGCGGTTTTTGCCGTAAGCGCCACGCCCACAGCAATGGCTAAGTTCTCAAAGCCACCAAAGATCGACGCCAGCCCGTTCATGGCGCTCCCAACAAAACTTATGACCTTGAACAAGCACCGGCCAAAGGACAAAATCACCGGCACAGCGCGCTCGATGCTCTGCCCCAGCTTCACGAATTCGCCGCGATTTTCCCGCACCCAGTCCGCGAGTTTTGGTCCCCATTTTTCCACGATTGGAGCCAGCGCCCCGCCAATAAGCCCGAAAACTTCCTGCGTGGTCGACGAAACAACCGTAGAGAAGCGCCCGAAAGCCACGTTATATTTCTTCGCACCCTCGCGCCCTTCATCAGACAGAACATTCAGCTGCTTTTGCTGGTCAAGCAGTTCGCCCACGCCCTGCTTTCGGCTTCGCAGGTAGCCAAAGAACTTGTTCGCCTCACCGCCCATCAGAATATCGGCGGCTGATACGGCCTGCGCGTGATCATCGAGCTTTTGAATGGCTTCTGCCACGCGCTCAAATTGCTGTTCTGGCTTGAGTCCCTGAAGCTCTTCAAAGCTGAGTCCAAGAATCTGCAAAGACTCGGTCACAGGCGTAATTTCACCAAGCCCGGCCGACTCGCCGAGCTTATTGTTCAGCTCTTCAAAAAGATCGCCCACCGTATCCGCATCAAACCCGGCTTCTTTCGCCAAGCCGCCCCACGCGGCCAAGCCATTGGCTGAAACGCCCAGAGCCTGCGCCAGCGCGCTTTGTTCCGAGGTAAGCTTGTTCGTCATGGTCACGGCGGTGCCTACGACGCCGACACCCGCGCCAACGGCAGCGCCAAGGCGTCCAACCTGACCGGCTACGTTGCGAAAGCTTCCGCCAATATCCGCGTCCAGCACGCCTTTCATGGCTTTGAGCTTGCGCTCTGCCTTGGCGACCTCCTGCCCCATGCGGTCAAATTCGCCCTCAAGATCACGCGTGTTCACACCCGCGCGCCTGAGCTGGCGGCTTAACATGGAAAGCTCGTTTTTCTGCGAATGGTAGGCTTTTGAAGTGCGCTTCGCCTTCCGCTGAGCGCGCTCAAATTCCCGCGTCAGTTTCTTGGAAGGCTTGGCCGTGGCCGCAAGTTCAGCCTCCAGCCGCGAAAGGTCCTTTGCGGCGTTTTTCATGTCCCGGCGGGCCTGCGAAAGGCCCTTCATGTCAAAACCCGCGAACCGGTGCAGCTTTTCCTGCTGCCCTTTGATAGTCCGGTAGGCCTCGCTCACGTGCGACAGATCGCCGCGAACGGTCGCCGAGGCAGCCCGAAACGAGCTGCCCACGACAGCGTTAAACTTGACGACTGAGGAGAGATTTTTCTTCATCGAGGAACTGCTTTTGCCCACACCACAAGCTCGGAGCACTCAAGCGCGAGGAATTCGGAAAGGGTCCAGCCCGTGAGCGAAGCAAGTTGCATCACCAGCTCACGGGCAGCGTCTGCGCCTAGGAAAAAAAACCGGAAAACGCGTCCTGCACCTTCTTAAAATCAGGGAGCGTCATGTCATAAAAAACTTCCGGCGGCACCTCGCAAAGCGAGGCGAACATGCGCACCTCTTTTTCACCGTCAGAGCCTTTGAATTTGTCCGCATTGAGCGAGTCCCGGACACGCGGCTCGCGCATGGTTAACGCCTCGTAAACAACGCCCTTTACCGTGACGGCCTCGCTCAGAGTAATTTCAACGCTCATTTTTAAATTCCCATTGCGGCACGGGCTTTTTCAAGCTGGTCCACACCGTTTACAATTCGTTTCATATTCAGGACATCGACCTCATGCAGGACCTTTCCGCCCTGCTCGCGCTTATAATAATTCAGCCCCAGCGTGTACGTGTTTTTCGCCAGTTCACCGGACTTCCACGCGCTTGACTCAATCTTGATCACCGTGCCGCGCATTTGCAGGGTCACGGCTTCGCTTGAGCCATCCAGACTTTTCAGCTCACCGCGAGCCGTCATCTGAATCCCGTTATTTTCAATGACGCCAAAGGCCGCGAGCAAATCCGCGTCCTGCATCGGCATCACAAAAGACGCCTCCAGCTTCTCCATGCCCATGTCAATCGGGATTGACGTATCCATGCCGCCCGCGCGGAAATCCTCGGTTGTGAGCGAAAGCGCCGGGGGCTGGAGTTCCTCGCACTCTCCGGCGTATCCGCGCCCGTCAACGAAGAGCGCAAAATTCTTTAAAAGCTTGCTGGCCGCCATTATTTCAGGACCTCCTCAAGGTAATCGTTCACCAAATGTGAACGGAACGTCACGTGCTCGGCCGGAGCCGGTGGCGTAAAATCAAAGTCGAAAAACACGTTGCCCTTGGCGATCTGGTCCTTGGTATTCAGCTCCGGATCAGCCCAGCACGAACCGCCTAGCACAGCTCCGATCGCCGTGAGGTGCCGAAGGTAGGCGTTCACGCTCTCGACCACGGCCTCCATATAGTTCTTGGAAATGTTCCGATCCACGGCCCAAAGATGCGCCCGGAGAATGCTTTCGTTGATCATGTCCGCCGTGCGGCGCACAGACAGGAACGCCCATTTTTTATCAGAGCAAGCCGTGCGATTGCCCCACAGCCGATAGCCCTCTTCATTGATAATCGTGGCGATATTCTTTTCATTCAGGAGATTCGCGCGACAATTGCTGCTGCCAAGAGCAAAATCCACTCCACGAGAAGTCCCGGCAATGCCGTAAATCTGCTGATTCGACGGAGACCACCAAAAGCCCTTGTCGTTGTCGATGCGGGCAATAAGTCCTGCAACGCGCGAGGACGGAGCTTCGTCCGCGTAAGCCCCGCCACGAAAGACTTTCACCCACGGGTCGACCATGTAAATGCAGGCGGTGCCAAAGTCAGAAATAGCCGCCTGCGCCTCGGCGTCGGTGGTATTCGGGCCGTCCACAATCACCACGGCCCGGAGCTTGTCCGCAATGCCTTCCAGCTCCGCCACAACGGGGTTTTTCAGCTTTCCGCCGTCGCCGCTATCCGGGTCCGAGGCGCGCTGGTGCGTGTGCCCCGGAGCAATCAAAATGCGAGGGCTAAGGCCAAGGGCAGACTTTGCGCCAAGCAACGCGTGAACGCCCGTATATTGGCCTGTGGTCGCGTCTGTTCCGCCAACCATATTGGTCTGCGTGACCGCGTCAGTATCGCCCTCATCAACGCGAATCACGACCACGGCCGCGCCGGTCTGGTCAAAAATTCCATCAATGGCCGCCGGAAGCGTACCTTCGCCGTTGCCGGTCGTGTCGAGCTTCGCGGCTTCGGTTCTGTTGCCTGCAATGAGCACTGGCGTATTCACGGGAAAAGCGCTGACATCAGCGTCTGGAGCGGTTCCAACCAGTCCAATAACAGAGCTTTTCACGGTCTGAATTGGACGGGGTCCAGAGTCCAGCTCCACGACCTCCACGCCGTGCAAAAACTGTTCGGGCATATCGTTTATTCCTCGCTTGCTGCGGGTGTTTCTGGTTTTTCGGGCCACGGTATCACAGGGTCAGACACGCCGCCCCACGGGAAGCCAGGAAGCGACGGCAAATCTCGCAGAGCTTGGCGATACGCAAGCCACGCCTGTTCCAAACCATCACTTTCATGTGGATAGTCAGGAAGCGCCTGAGGATCGCAGGCCCGGAGCCGCGCGTCACGCTCGCGGCGAACATCCCCGGCCAAGTCATCAACGCCCGGCTCAAAACGCTGAGGGACAATCTGGCCGCTCTCGCCTACGCGATCACCCACGCGGCACGAGCCGTCACAGCTCGCCCAGCGAAGCGGAAGCGCCACAGGGAAAGCATTTTCTTCAATCTGTATGACTTCATTTTCCCAGATCAGGGCGTGCATCAAACAAACTCCCGAATAATAACAAGGCCATCGCCACCGTTTCCGCCGGTGCCGTCAATGACTGAATTGTCCACGTTTGCGCCACCTCCGCCACCGCCAAGGGTGCCGGGTTCGCCGTCCTTTGTGCTATTTCCATTCGACAAAGAAAGCCCACCGCCAGCGTAAAAACTGGGGGCACCAATCCCGGACGCGTTGTGCAGAGCGCCCATGACGGCCGTTCCGCCGCCTGCGCTGCCGGTCGCATTCACATCGCCGCCAACGCCGTGACCACCGCGCCCGCCGTCCGGGTGCATGTCGCTTCCTTCAAAATTCGTATCCATCCCAAATCCGCCACGGCCTCCGGTTGCGCTCACGAAAGAGCCGAAAGAGCTTGTGCCACCGGGGTTGCTGGCGCGAACGGCTGCCTGCCCCACGCCTCCAGCACCCACCGTGTACGTTTCATCAGCACCAAGCCGCGAGGCCATAATCACAGCTTTGGCCCAGCCCCCAGCGCCTCCGCCAGAACCGCAGGACGCAAAACTGCCGCCTTTGGCTCCTCCGCCTGCGCCGCCTCCGCCCAAGACTTCCACCTCAATAAATTTCAAATGAGCGGGCTTCACGTAATGATATTCACCCGGAGTCGCCTTCACCGTTGTCGAAAGGTGCCGCGCCCCGGCCTCCTGCCATTCCAAGCCATCGCGCCCCTGAATGAGCAAATCGCCCCGGCTGCCGCCATCGGGCAGCGTGTCGTGCGGATCGCTTTTGTCCTGAATGTGATTCGTCATCACCTCGCGAAGGGTTCCGACCTCCAGTTCAACGAACTTTCGGCTCGCAAGTACCACCGTAGGGTCAATTTTGAGCTGCACAGGGGCGCGCTCTCCCACTTCGAGCGTCAGACGAATCCGAAGCTCTGCGGCCGAGCCTTCGGCAAGCTGGGGTTTGTATGTTTCAGGAAGGTTGCCGATGCCAAAAAGATCACCGTCAGCATCCAGAAAACCCGCTTCCCGCAGGGTCCAGCCGCCAGTATCCGGCGGGATTACCAGCTCAGCCACAAGGTAGGCTGGATTCTCCTCATCCTGCCGAAGCGCGTTAAGCTGCGCTCGATAGACCTCATGAACAAGGGATGTTCGCGAAGCATCGGGCGTTACGGCTGAGCCGTTCCCGTCACCCACGACCATATGGGTAAGCGAGATTTGCCGCCCAAGGCTCAAAGCATTGGCAAGCTTGGCGCGGCCAATGTCAGTCAAAATAACAAAGTAATTCTGGGGCATTCATTCCTCATCGCGGTTGGACAGTAATGCTTAAATATTCAGTTATGGCGCAGGCTGCGGAGAGATTCGTGCTTTGCAGAACCTCGTGGGTCATCCACGGAAGCACGGTGAGTTCTTCGCCACTCTGGAAGGCACCGCCAACAGAGCACCCGCCCTGCACGCTTTCCGTCACCTGAAAGCCCGTGAGGTGCGAGCGCGTATTTTTCGCCTTGAGCACCACGCGCGTAAGCATGGCGTACAAATCCGGCGAAACGCCCCTATCATCCACCTCAATATCAATGGTGAAGGTAAAGCGCTCTGTTTTCGGCCGTTCCTGCCACCATTCGCGAATTCTCACCCGATAGCCAAGCGCCCGGACAGCGCGATCAACCGCGCCGCGCGTGCCCTTATGCTTGTGAATCCAGATCGCATTTCTCACGGCGGCCCGCTTTTGCGCCTCGCTCCACGAGCTTTCCCACGCATCCACGGAAAGCGCCCATGCAAGCCACGGCAAAAATTCCACCGGACAATCATCCGGATTATAGAGCCGGGCAATGGGCACCGGGATTCGGTCAATGCGGGTTGTTCCCTCAGAAAAGGCCCGTTCTGCGGGCGTTGCGTTGGGTGGAAGCAAATGCAAACTAGCCACGCTGCACGCTCACATTTTGAGCAGTACACAGCGCAGCCTGACTCGCAGTGCAGGCAACATCCGCCGCCGGGCTAGTGAGTTCCACACGCGCCACGCCTTCCACCTGCAAGGCTGCGTAAATCTTCGAGAGCGGCATACCTGCACCCAGCACATGCGCCCGTGCCACGGCGCTTTTCAGGGCTTCACGTGCTGCGCTTTCGACCTCTTCGGCACTCGGCCCGGGACGAACATGCAGGACGGCGTTCACAGAATAGGAAATCAACTCCGCAGGCTTCACAATGACCTGATCTGTGAGGGGTCGAGTCTCGCGAGCATTGAGCGCGGAGTTCACGGTTTTCACCAGCTCCGAGCTTGGCGTTCCGTCCCCGTCACTGGCGAGAATATGCACGAGCACCTCGCCGGGTTTTGGACTGCTTACAGAGGCGTCCCGAACGCCACTCACGGCGATCGCATGGAAGATATACGCGCCATCAGGTCCGGCCGTGCTAAAGCCCTCCGGAGCAAGCTGTACGCGCCGACGAAAATTCGCATCATCCTCTAAAAGCACTGGTATCGGCGGATATGCATCTGGGTTGCCGGGGTCTTCGATTTTTCGCTGCATAGGAACCAAGGCCGCGAGCTGGTCCAGATCAGAGCCAGTCGCATAGGCCAGAAGCACCTGCCGAGCCGCATCGTTCACGCGCTGGCGCAGCAAAAGTTCACGGTATGTGAACACCTCAATAAGCTTGAAAAGCGGGTCAGACTCCACGAGTGCCGTATGTTTTGGTTTTTTCGCTTGGTACTCGGCCAAAATTTCGCTTTGTATTTGCTCGGCGCTCAGTTCCTCCAGAACCGCAGGCGCTGGAAGCTGCGAGAGATCAATGTCTGAAAATCCGCTCATACGAGTATTCCGTCCATGTGAATGGGCTTGCCGTCTGGCAGGTACACGCCTGTAAGTTCAAGCACGATGCGCCCGGAACCGGAGCGGTCCACCTGCACTTTCTCCAGCCGAAAGCGAGGCTCCCATTTGGCGAGAGCCTCGGCCGTTGCTGCATAAAATTCTATCTGCGTTTCATGATTGAGCGGCGCGTCCACAAGGCGCGGAAGGCGTGAGCCGTAGTCCCTGCGCAGGACTCGCGAGCCGAGCGGCGTGGTCAGAATATCGCGGATGGACTGGCGCAAATGCGCCCGCCCAGAAAGGCTTTTCCCGTTTTCTGCGTTCACGCCCATCATGAAGGTGCCCCGGTGGTGCCGCCATGCGGGCAAGGATGCGTGTGGCCGTTCAGCGAAACGCGTGAAGTCACGTCATCCTCGGAGTGAATTTCCCCGGTTGTGCGCAGACTGCCGCGAAATTCCGCGTTGCCGCCACCAGAACCGCCGCCCTGTGTGAGCGGGCCGTTCAAAAAAATCCCCCCGTTCAGCGTGATGCTTGGGGCTGTGAGTTCCACCTTTATTCCTGCTATGCCCGTGATGTTCTTCCCGGCATTGGCCGAAATATCGCCAGAAGCGACAAGCTCAGCGTCTCCCGGAATATTTGCACGCAGGCGATGCGCTGCGCGGTCGTATTCAATTACGGCACCGTCGAAATATTCCCGCCGGTCAAGGTCTTTTGAGGATGCCGGTGCGGGGTGCGCCTGCTGGAAGATGCTTCCAAGTACAACGCCCTGCGAAGTATCCCCAGACACTGACAAAACAAGGACCTGCTCGCCCGGCTCCAAGGCCCACCACGAGCGATCATTCCCAGCCCGGAGCGTGAGCCACGGGAGCCAGTCCGTCACCGCTTCGCCCATGCGCACCCTCACGCGAGCGCGGGCGTAATCCGCCGCCTCAACCGTCCCAAAACGAATGAGACCGGCAAGCCTGCGCTCAAGCTCCGAGATCTGGAAGCTCATCTTTCACCTCGAAATATTTGTCCTCGTGCGCGGCCCCAATAAGCGGCGCGTACGATGCAAAAACCTTTTCTGGCGGTGCTCCCTCGTCGCTCCACATGTATTCGCCAAGGTACAACATCTGCTCAAACTCCACGCGCCAGCTCTTGGCGTGCTCAAAGCTTGGCTCAAATTCATTCGGTTCCGCAGACACAAAAGCCGCTTCTGGCGCGCCACACACAAGGCTTTTCCCGTCGATCATGTGCGCTACATGCGCGGCCAAAGTGCGAAGCTTCAGAGCCTGATTTATGGCCGTGTTGCCAAGCACCAGAAAAATCTCCCAGCGACAGACAAGGGGAAGCCGCCCCGTGGCATCCAGCCCGGAATAATCGGCCCGCATTTCCGCCAGATTTACAATTGCGGCGGGGGTTTTGAGCTTTGTCGCGTGCCCGTAATCGCACACGTCCTGCATGCCAGGTGTCGCTTTCAGCTCCGCCACAAGCGCGGCGTGCAAATCTTCAATCATGAGCGCCCTTCCTTCACTTTTTCCCAGCGCAACTCCTGCCGAAAGAAATGCAGAAATTTCCGCTCTGCTTCGGCGTAAATCTCTGTTTGCAGCACGCGTTCAATGTCCTTGGAAATATCCTCGTACTGCACGGAAATCGGCAGACGTGACCGGCCTTCTCGCTTAAAGACAGGACCACGACGCCCCGGCAGCATAAACGCGTGCCGACGCTGCACAGGTCCGGCCGTGACGCCGCTTCGAGTCTGGCGCGGGTTCAGCGCCGAAAGCGGGATCGCATTCCGCCCAACCCAGACGCGTGTGGATGCGGCCACCCTGTCCACTGACATTTTGAGTCGGCCCTTCAAGGCTTTTCGCGGCATGCCCGTATCACGGGAACTCTCCCGCAGGATTGCCGACTTCATCCAGCGCCCAAGTTTGGACACGGCCCGGCGGCTTGCGGCCTGAATCTGTTTTTCTGTTGCCGCAAATTCCAGCGCCAGCCGCTCACATTCGCGCTCTGGCCCGTCGAGAAAAAGCTTCATTCGTACACGCTCACACTGCCGTCAGAGAGCAAAATGGAACTAATGCCCGTGCCGTCTGGCAAAACGCGCTCCACGGTAAAAGCCATCTCGCCAATCACGATGCTCGCACCGCGCGGAATGCCCACGGCGTCAACACTTTTGCAGGTCAGCCGACAGTCCTCCATCTGGAGATCAAAATCCGAGCTGCTCGAATTGCCGTGCATTTTGCCCACGAGTCCGAAAACCTCGTTTGGCTGGTCAAAATACGCCGGGAACGTCCACGAACTGCAATCAGGAAGCACGACTTCCGCCTGCACCGTGTCCAGCCCGAAAAGGAAGAAATCAAGGTCCTTGCCGAGGAAATTCAGATCATTCATCATTTGCCCACCTTTCGCCCGCGATCCCCGAACCACCACGCAACGCTCAGGCCCGCGAGGTAAAGAATCGTGCACACGATGCGCTTTTCAAGGTCCATCGCCAGCGAAATATCAAGGCGCTCCAGCCCTGCACGGGCAATCACGTCCTCAACTTGGCAGCGTGTATTCCAGACCATCCACAGCATAAACACCGTCAGTGCTGGCCGGGTCAGCCCGCGAACCACGTCCACGCTCACGAGCAAAAACTTGTTCACAAAATGTGACACCGTGAAACC